CTATTTCTTCTCTGTAATTTTTACACTGTTTTCCAACTGCTTGATGCTGACCTGCGGGGTCGGCAACTCCTCAGGCATGGTTCCGCCAAGTTCCTGAATGGTTTGCCTCACCTTGCGACCCACGTCAAAGTGTGTGGTGTTTGCTTGCTGTTTTGAATTCACGCCATCCCGCTTGAGTTTTTCTTCTGTTTGGGTAGCTCGAAAGAGATTAGCCGCCAGTTCTGTTGAACCCATATGATCCAGGATCTTCTGATTCTTTTTCAGCCCCTTCCGCTGATGAATAGCTTTCTGATCTAATCCACCATACAGCCCCTGGTAACCATGATTCTGAAATATGGCGAAATCAGTAGCTGTCGCTACCCCAGCTTGCTGTGCTGCCTCAACCAATTGTTTGTTATGTTCTTTCAACTCATTTCTCAGAAACAGACGCTTTTCGTCTTCACGAAGTTGCTTAAATGCTTCATCGTCAGCAAGCTCCTGCCGTCGGGTCTGGATAGCAAAATAAGTCTGCCCTGCCGCAATGACCGGTTTCGCAGGGGCGCCGTTTTGTACTACCAGGTAACAGGCATAGCGGGAGAGTACGATGTCTTTTAATGCTCTTTTGGCATTTGAGCCAATTTTGACCATATCGAGGATCTCCTCGAAATGGTCATCAATTGTGTGACCACTGTTCTCACAGGCTTCTTTGGCGCGCGTTAATACAGGTATAAAGTGACGATACTCTGAATAACCCAGTAGTTTCCCAAGTTGTCTTGCTGACCATTGTTCTGCTCCGTTTGCATTAATCAGTTTTATCTCTTCAAAAGGTTGATGATGTTCGTTCATTGCCCACTCCATGTGATATCAATTGCAAAGAAAGTAAATCTGTAACTGTATTTATATACAGTTGTGAGTATCTCACGTTCTCAGTGTGCTGGGCAAAAAAACATCGCAAAATCTGGAGCAGGCACGCAAAACAGAATTGAATGTTGCGGGGAAGAAAAATGCCGCTCTGTTTGAGTGGCGGCATTTGTGAAGGCGGAAAAGTAAGAATTGGCGTTACGAGTTATTCGATGTTGAATCTGTTTGTAGAGTGTTGGCTTCAATGCCGCATTGTAGCTGGTTTCTTTCTAATGCGGTTTTTGATTATGTACACCCTTATGTACACGTTTTTTTAAAGCGTTCAGCAATTACGCTGGTGGATGATCACGGATGGCCTGATATCTACAGCCGCCTTAAAAAGCTGGACCCGACCAGCATTACTGCGTATCGGGTTCGTTCGCTCTTTCTACTCGTGGCAGATGAGTTTATCGGTGTGATTTTATCGGGCGAGGGTATTGTATCAGGCATCCCCTTTTCTATGCAGATTTGCATAGTTTCGAATGGTGGCGTTATGGAAGCCTCTCATATCAGCATCATGCCCACCAGCGTGAAGTATTTTTTATTTCGCGGGTGTAAAAATTTGACGAGGCGGCGGTCCCATAAGCAATGGGTTGTAGGGATTTCGATCCCCCCTCCTGAATGCAATTTTTCGTATATATATACAAAACAGTGCGGGTTATGCGGGTTACCGGGTTATCTTAGCGTGCTAACTATTTTTTGTTCTTTAGTATCAATATGTTGCAAAATGCACTGTTCATTATTCAAGCATCGCATAACCCGCAAAACATCCCAAATAACCCGCAAACGCCCCAAAATAACCCGCAAACACATTGCTGAAAGCAGGGGTGGATAGTTCCACTGGTGCCACAGAACGGCTGAATACGGTAACTGTTGCTGGTGGTCTGTCCTGTTGTCGTTCCAGTCTCATCAAATTGAGAGGCAAGACAAAGTGCATTTTTGCACTATAGCCAAAGCCTCATAAAACAGAGTTACCCCCACAGGCTGGCAAACCATTACCCAACGCAATTAAGTGCGTCAGAATCGATTACAGCGCGTTCCTGTGGCACGTTGTTGCCGTTCTCAGCAGTGAAAGGAGAGAGTGAAAAGCGCATATCTATTACTGTTGAGGGGTGTAGCGGCATATATCGCGAATATCCACGCCCTTAATCCCGATACCGTCACGGCGCATTGAGATCCACCAGAAGATTAAGATAGTTTTTACCTGAAATTATCCAAATAATTGTTTTAACTGATTAATTTTTCGAATATCTATTGTTAGGGAATAAATCATCAGATACACCATAAAACGACATCTTTCAGGGTGTAGAAGATGCAAAGCCGGTACTGAAGAAAAGACAAAGAATATGAATGGCTGGCCACACGATGGAAGGATTGTCCATTGAAGGATAAATCCCCGTGGTACAAGTTTTGGTAAGCCCGCAGCGCGGGCTTTTTTGTGGACGAAACAAAAGTCAGTGCTACATTCATTGACGCCACATCGAGGTGGCTTATAGATGGAAATTTCACAATGAAAAAAGCATTTGCTGCACTGTTCGTTTTGTTGTCTCTGGTAGCTTCAACTCAGGCCTTTGCCGGTCGTTGTCAGCACGACAGCGATACTGCCGCTGACGGCTCCCGCTGCGGTGGGCGTTCTGCGGATTCCCGCCCGGGCGGTGGTGGCATTCGTTAAAAACAAGGCCGCGAAAGCGGCCTGTGACATGTCACGCTCTTTTTCTGAATGATAGCCATTCGAAAAATGATGACATTCCACCGCTGACAATAGCAAAGATGATCCGCCAAAGAATAGAAGGCCAGCCTGCCACCACTCCCAACACCATACATCCATAGCGCCAACCATACCAACAATCGCTCCAACAAATGGAATATAGCTCACGATGAAAGCAATGGGGCTGCAATTATCCAGTGCAATCCCCACCACGATTCAAGCCCGGCTATGATTGCTGTCAGTTGAAAAAGTTCCGACAACGATATAAACAATGAAACCAATAGCTTGCTTATAATCACCAATTACCCGTTCTTATCCACTTAACAACCCTGCCAATTCCAGCATCGTAAAAATATGAAATAAGAACACCAACAATAAATAAACAAAACCCTACTAACATTAATATACTGAAACGGCTACTCCATGTTTGAAATGTTAGAGTCATGATGAAAGTATCTGTAATTCGCTCTAAATACATAAAAATAATATCATATGCATTTAGCGATCGATAATATGGACTATCAGAAATAGCAAACTCATTACTTGATATTTCTATTATAGATGCAAGTATAAATATAATTCCAATGACAATCAGAAGCCCCCCAACTCTTTTGGTTGGTGTATTTAACTTTTTCATTCCCCTACCGCCTTTCCAAAATCCGGTGCTCTACGTGGCGCAATAGCACCCGGTTCCCACCAACTCGTTATGTCGAACTCCCGTTGCGCGCGGTCCCTTACTCGATCATTGTAACCAGGGTTTGCCATCTCCTGAAGTTGTTGCAATATCAGGTGATTGGTTATCGCTTTCGCATACCACAGGTTTGCGAATGGGGTGATCATGCGGGCTGTTTTCAGTGCATCGGCACCGAATGATGTTTCTTCACCCTGTAGAGCCTTCTGTGGGTTAGTAATCAGTAATTTTGTTAACTGCTCTGCAAAGCTCAACACAGGGCCACCCATAGTGGCACCGATGCTGGAGCCATATTGCGTATGGTCCTGGAAAATAAAATCACCGTAGATACCGAACGAACCACCTTTCAGTAAAGCCTGAACCCATGTGGTTGGTTTTGTCATATCCAGCGGATCATTACCATTTAACAAACTGTTCATCTGGATCGCAAACATACCAGCAAGAGTTGTTCCCCCGATATATGAGGCCAGAAATTTAATGGCCGGAACGGTGTCCAAATCCCGTGTTCTGTTAACAAGTTGCCGAAATCCAGCAAATGGGGTTGTTTTGAAGAGCATGAAGCTCTTCATTAACTCGCCAGCATCGTCATGGGCATATGTATCAATACCCGTAGCGGTGGTCACAGCATTGGTCATCTCACCGTGCGTAATTCCCAGCAATTTCTGGGCTGCTTCAGCGCGTGCATTACGAATCATGCGCGTGATGGTCTGCTCAGCCTCTGCGTCGAATGCTTCTTTCATCCGTTTCAGGCGTTCTGGAGGGAGATCTCCAAGGGCTGCCAGTGCCTTTTCACTCCCGGCACGAATCCGGGCAATACGGTCTGCCATAATGTCGGCGATTACGTTATCGGGCACAGCGTAAATCGCGTCTGGCGTCATCCCCATATGCCCGGCAGTAGTCATCGGCCTGAGTTCTGCCGCTGCCATGATGGCCCAGTCCTCATTGCTCCATCCCTTGTTAGCCAGAATGGTTTTATCGGTTCCTTTTATATCGTCCAGCGTCTTAAATTTTCTGGTCAGCTCGCCAATGTTTTTGTACATCAGGAGACCAAACGACGCTTTGTTTGCGCGGTCCATAGCGATCAGCCCGGACCACTTCAGTGTCTTCTCTGCGAACCAGCCAGTTATGCCGCGAGACAAGTCAAACCCGCCCATTTTCGAAACCACAGCAGCATGTGAATCCACCAGCAGACCGAGTTCAGCATTCGCCTTTTTGGCATCTCCACTAAACAGGTTTTTGATAGTGTTAACGGAAAGCCGCATTCCACCACGGGTAAAGCCCAGCGCCTGCGCATTTGCCCGCATAATTGCCTGGTCGCTGGTTGCTGTCAGTACGCTGGTGCCAAGCATGGCGCTGGTCATCAGGTTACGCAGACCACCAACTGCTGAAGAGAACACACTCGATGAAGCGACACCATTTAGGCCAGCCATTGAGTTGAACATACGGGCAACTAATTTGGCCTCATCCTCCATTTCTTTTTTGCGTTTCCCGCCTGTTACTGCGCGCTTATAGATGCGATCCAGTACCAGGGAAAAGTTTCTTTCGGCGTCCGGACCAAAGGCTTTAACGACGCCCAAATCCCTGGATGATGATTGCAGGTGCGACATCATCACCCCCACCAGCGGCTGCTGAGTGTATCGCTCCATATAGGCGAAGTGTGACTGCGCATCCTTGAACGCCATCACCCTGTGCTGAGAACCACGGCTCTTTATTCCTCCGTCTCCCATAAATGTACCGGGCTCAATTTTGTTTGCCCCATCAGTGGCCTTCGTTTCAAAGATCGCTTCCAGTGCCTGACGGTACTCGACGTCATTCATAATGCTGCCGTCAGGATTAACGTAATTGCTGCGATCCTGCGTGTTGTAAGCGTCATCAACCCATTTCTGGCGGGCAAACTCAATAGGTGGCTGGCGACCTGAAAGACGTACTGTAGCTTGCTCTGCCACTGGTAACGATGCCAGCCATTCTTCGCGCCCGGCATTGCGAATAAGGTCAGCATCATCCACATATGGCGTATGCCAGTCTTCTCGCAGGCCTATGTCAAAGCCGTTGTCGTTCATCTCATGACGAACACGCCCTGTTACATCCTTCCAAATCTGTGCAATTTTCTTCGCCAGGGGATTCCCGGTATCTTCGCCATAAATTTCTTTCAGGATCTGGAGTTGTGCAGACTTTGCCGCCTGCCTGTCGAATACACTCCGAAACCGCTGCTCTCCAAGCGCCCTGCTCTGCTCGAAGAATTTGCGGACGTCATCACCTGCTTTTAGAAGTTCAGCACTGAGCTGACGGGACCAGTCCTGATATGCCCCAATTGCAAGCTCTTCAGCAGAAGTAACGGAGATATCAGCTTTGTCTCTCGATCGTCGGCCAGCAAAAATAAACTGCTGCAAATTAACAGGTGTCTGCTGATCAGGCGGGATGTTAGCATCGAGAGTGTCAGTAATTTTACTGATGGCGATCGCATTCTGGGCAACACGCTGTCTTTTCTTGTACACATCATGAACCACACGCTGGCGTACCAGTTCTGCTGCATCCATGTATGTTTGAGCATCAGGAATACCACTTTTGCCTTCTTTTGCATTCTTTCTGTGCACATGCTGCACAGCTTCTTTGATACGATCTTCAATATTTTTCAGCTCATCAGCCTTTGGCTGGCGACCAAGTGTCTGCGCAATAGCTTCAACACATGCCTGTTTCATTATGGGTTCCTCAAGAAGCACGCTGCCGCTACAGAATAAACCTTCGATTCGTTCTGGACTGTCTTAATCTGTTCATCCAACTCAGCCAGGAGATCAGAAAGTTTTGTCGGGTTTCCGGTTTCCGGGTGAGCTATAGTCAGCTCAGGATTGGCAACAGCCATGTCCCTGGCAGCCATAAGGTCATAGCTGTTGGATGAGAGAACCTGCCCTGTATCTGGATCAACGCTGACGTCCCCTCTGTGTTCACCAGCCGATGAGAAAGCACTTTCAGCACGAGGGACAGGCGATTCACTAATTGGCTCTGATGATGTTTCATATCTGACACCATTTTCTTCAAAAACCTTTTGTATTTCATGGTATTGCTCTTGGTAAGTATCAGATATATCTGATCGCAATGGACCATCAAGCCCTCGCGCCATCCCCCCAACATTTACAGGCTGACCATCATTAAGTTGCCTGTATGCTTCATCCATGGCGTCAACATGGCTGTTGATGCTCTCATTGCTGGTGTGAAGCACTGGTGACGATTCAATATCGTAATGAAGCCCCTCATTCAAAATGTGGGCTGCATCAATATCGCTTGGTTTTATTCTTTCCCTCGCCCGGATACCAAAAACTTTTTCTACTGCGGCTTCCAGTTTCATATTGCGAAGACGCATACTTACGAGTAACCGTAACTGCTCAGGTGTAACGGTTCCAACCTGAATACCACTGTATCTGAATATATAGGCTTTAAAACCTGAAATAATTTTTTCCCATGATGAAACGCTTGTCTTTAGAGATGGATTTACTGCATGTGCGGCAACTTCTTCAGCGTACAACCACTCAGGATATGTTTCAGGGTACTCACCCCTTTTCTTATATTCATAATATTGTGACATCCCATATGCAAATTCAGGATAGTCAGAATGCTTGTTTGCAGATTTAAGTACAGCATTAGCTAGCTTTCTGGCCTTCCAGTCAGGGTAATGGCGCTGCTCAAGATGAAGCGCCTCGTGATGAAGGGTTTCTAACAGTTCTTCATGGTCTTTTAATCCATTAATATTTATTCTTATTATTGGTTCTTTTCCAGAAGCTACTGTCACATGACCTTTATTCAGAAGTATTTCTCCATCACTATTTTTTATTGCTGGTTCATTAATAAGTTCTATTACTCCTGAATCAGATAAATCACGAACCATTGACTCAATGTTACCATCAGGAGATTGCTGATAATGTTCACCAAAAGTTGATTTTATTTCTTCTGCAGAAATGTTCGACTCTGTACCATCATGGTTATTATGGGTAGTCAGGTGATGAACGCCACCAAAGACCCCGCCTAAAACGGCATCGACTAACATCGCCTGACCGTCAAATACCCGGTACTGTTTTGCCATCTCCGTGTAGCCTTTTTCCTCCAGTGTTGCGCCTACTGAGTAACGGTTCAGTCCACCGAATCCGGTGTTGATTGCCACACCTGAGGCAATGCGCGTTGCCAGTGTGGTGCCGACGGCAGCGGGTAAGGCCATACCCACAGCATTGAAAAGGCTCTGCTGCGTTGCCAGGTTACGCGCCGTAGCCTCGTCTACTCCCTTCCCTTTAAAATCCTGATAGGATTGCTCATACGTAGAACTGAAGGTTGTAGCAGCGCCGATGAGGGGACCGCCAAACATAGTTGTTCCGATTGCAGGAACAAATTTACCAAGCTCATTTAATACCTCTGCCGCCATTCCCTGGCTGCCTGCATCAGGCTTCACATAGCTGCGGGCATCCTGTAACTGTTTTCCGATCGTGTCGTATGTATCATTCAGTGTTTTGTCAGCATCAGGGAACATCTCCCGAAAAATGTTAACAGTCGGTGCCACGTCTGCGGTAAATGCCGGATCGCTAATCAGGCGCTTGCTGAATCCGACGGCAGACTGCGCGAGACCGAGAGCCCCCTCCGCCACGCCGCTAAAAAGTGCAGTACCTGAACCCTGGAAGGGAGTCGGATCGTAGTCTTCTGGCCTTGCTGGGTTGGCAACTGTTTTGTCGTCAATCCATGCCTGACCTTCTGGAGCCAAAGAAAAAACATCAGACATTATTCAACCCTCACGACAATAGCTTCATTGGTTCTGGGATCTGTTGCCCAGCGTCCGCTACCATTTACCAGCCGATACCGGTTATTGCCGATATTAACTGGTGTGAAGTTTGACACTGCATTTACGTTAAGTCCGGCATCTTTCAGTGCTTGTTTCGCTGATGTGGTATAGCGATCTTTGAAAGTGGATTCATCCATGCCGAAAGGCATTACAACATCACCACCATTAAATCTCTTGTATACACCGCCTGTTGCGTACTGCGCAGCTTTCTCCGCCACATCGGAGTTAACCGCATCTGTGCTCGTCATAGACGTATTACCAGACTGATAAGCGATTCCTGCGTAAGCGGCTTTGAAAAGGCTATAACTGATCTGGCGCGTCTCTGGGTTACGGGCAAATGCATTACCAACCTGTTCGTCGAAAGCGCGCTTCATTTTATCTTCGCTCGGCAACTGTACCGGAGTTATGCCCGCATTCTTCATAGCCTTCGTCGGATTCAGTAGTTGGTCACCGGAAAGAATAACCTTTGCAACGTCGTACTTGTTCATCGTCGGCTTATACCCGATGAACTGACTATATGGGATCGACGGCCTGGTGTTATCGTACTGATTATCCGGCGTGCCCAGCAGCAGCGCAGAATAGGCTGTTGCTGCACTGTTCGGAGCAATTACAGATGCCACCTGCCGTATTGCTGGCGCAGGTAGCTTTTCCCCCATGCTCTGCAATAGTTTAATTGTCTGGTCAACGTTCTGAGTGCCGCGCACCTGCTGTGCCAGCGCAGCCGCCTCTTCACTATTGAGGATTGGGGCATTAATTCCCAACGCGCGTAAGCTTTCCTGCGACGAGAAACGGTTAGCCACCTCAGCAGTGATGTCGTCAGGGTTGTTGCTGGTGATCGGCTTATAGGATCCGATTTCCACCGCTGCACTAAACGGATTATTCTGCCTCTGGGTTATTACCTTCGTGGCTGCCGCCGATACCCGGTCGAATAACTCCGCACGAGACGCATACCCCTCCCCTGTATCACCAGTATCCGGGCGTAATTGCTCAACATATGCTGTAATGCTGCTTGTCGGCATGTTGCGGAAAGAGCCTATATACTGTCCGGCGATCTGCGTATTCTTAAACTCGGTATATCGCAGGTTTCCTTCTCTGACTCCATAAGCTGCAATAAAATCATCCTCACCAGGTGGGTTAGGAAATTCAACGCCACGCATATACGCAGCCGTCGCATCGCGAACCCGGCTGTCGAGCATCGTTTTATATTCAGCCTGCTGTTGTCTGGCTAGTGCATCAGTCTGTCGCAACACGCTGGCCTGATCTGATTCACTTAAAGCATCGAACCAGGCTACACCGGTATAACGTTTATTTTTTGTCGGTAGCTGAGAAAGCCCCAGCGCGGCACTAACACCAGCAGTTAACTGCTGATCACTGTATGGCTGGCTACCGTTTTCATGATGGATAATGGCTGCACAAAGCGCCTTCAGGGTATCCGGATTAGATGCATCGAGAGGCTCATCAGCAGAAACGCCAAGTTGTTCGCACACTGCTTTGATATACGACATTGTGTCATTTTTATCAGTGGGCGGTGCCCAGCGATTAATTATCTCACTGACGGTATCAATACCCTGCCGCTGATACGACATCAGGTTCCGCCCTAATGCACGAATACCGTGTTCAGGGGTTTCGAATTTGGCAAAGCGACCATCATCACCAGTCTGCCCAACCCACGGATTAGTTTTGCTGTATTCAAGATTGCCGGGGTTATTGTTGCGTATACCGCGGATACGATCGGAAGATCCACTATCTGCTACAGCACGGCGAGCTCCAGCAGCAGTATCGCTTAACTCGCCGTTTTGCTGTCTTACCTGAAGATAGTTTGCTCCAATAGCATTTTGAGCAGTTGCTTTTGCTGTTGCTTCTTTAAACTCGATTTTCCTGGCCCGAATCTGCTCGTCGCTCCAGCCATGCGCAATGCCGTACTCCTCAATTTGCTGGAAAGTTTGCGTATTAGCCAATATGTATGCTGCGTTGTCGCCATACAATGCTGCGGCATTTTTACCATTGTTCAGCAGCGTAGCCTGAAACTGGCCTTCTTCGTAGGCATTTATTTGCCCTATCTCGTACCTCCCGGCCTGCGTAGCGAACTGAATACGCTGCTGCTGCGCCTGCTGCATGAAAGCATTACGAGCCTGTTCATCCGGCAGCGACATAGCCAGTTGTTCGATCTGAGCATCAAACTGCTGTGTATACTCATGGCCTTTTCCAATAGCATTTTTCCCTTTCAGGTTAAGCAATCCTGTTTCAGGATTATTCAGCAGATCACTGCCTGTCTGACTGAGTTTAAGGGATGCCTCCTGAACCAAGGCAATATTGGCACGCTGTTTTGCCTGACCCAGAATATCAATTGCTTCTGCTCCTGCACGAACAAAAGCATCACTAATACCTGGCTGAGAAAACGTCTGTAAGCCTGCTGACTGAACTCCACGGCTCTCAACCTGACGTCCGGATACTGTTGGTACGACTGGCATTAGTAACCTCCTATTTTGAATCGGGAGTCAGAATTCATAAAACCTGAGTTAGATAACATTGGCGTCCCTCTGCTTTGATGCTGTACCAGCGATTCATTACTCACCCCCCGATGCAAAACCATTCTGATTAAGCCAGGCGTTTACGGCATGTCTGACAATCTGCGCCACGCCTGGTAATGGCTGATCAGGGTGATTGTTCACATGGTCGATTCTGTACTGCTTAAGGCGCATCACGGTCTGTGCATCCAGATGAACGGAACCACCTCTGACATCGCCTGTGTTCAGGTCGTTAATACAATTCACAGCAATTTCCTCTTACTGACTAAACTATGCACATTATTGATCTGAAAAAGTGGTAGATAAACATATTTCTATCACAAAAACAGATTGATTGATTTCAGCCAAAAAAAAGCCGGATTGCTCCGGCTCTGTGCTTACTTCTGGTAGTTACGCCATACTGATTTCCCGATCCCATCTATCCCCATTTCTTTTTCAGTGCGTTTAAGCGACCGTTTCAGGTCTTCTAAATTATCCGGTTGCTTCGGTGGCCTCTGTGCCTTCCTGGAACATTCCAGTCGTCGCATTGATATGTAATACCGTTCCTTGTCAGTTCCCCAACTGCATTACTTCACCCCATCGCGCCGCCGCTCTTCGGTACAGGGTTTTAGTTAGCCTCCGACTCTTCCGTAGTGCTGTTCTGGTGGATTCACATAGCCCCTTTCTTGCAGGTATTCGCGAATATCAGACATCAGGAGACGGTTAACCGTGCTCTTGTCTTTTCTCCGGTAAAGGCGTCTGGTGATCATGAAGTAGTTAGCAATGATCTCCGGTATATCCCTGACGCTGATACATGCTGTATGCTGGTCAATAGCTTCAATCATCTCTTCACGAGTTACAAAAGTCTGGCGTAAACGAGTGATCACACCATGTACATCTGAATGATCATTTATACGCTTATTTTGGCGCTTCGCGCTCTCGACTGTGACACTGACAACAATGTCAACTCTTTGTTTTTCCGCAATTTCATCCACAATGTGATCACCTGCACGGCGACCATGTGCGTGATCATTTCTTACTATTTCCATTCATCTCCTCCAGTAGTTTTCCTGCGTGCGTCTGTTGTAGTGGTGTTACCTCGCCGCACGGCTGGCCTTTCAGGTCGTAACGCGCGCCACCAGCTACCAGGGCGCGGTAATAGCGCGGAGTCTGCACATAACGCGCCAGCGTTGCGCGTAGTGTTCCCTGTCCGAGTGAAATACCTCTCGCGGCAATATCCTGTATCAGGTCGTCAAATATCCCCACCTTAAGCGGCTTAGGTGATTCCTGGCTGAATAATTCAGGCCATAGCTCAATAAGACGGTTAACGCGTCTGCGGTTTTTACGCTGCTGTTTGGTCATACGCCGCCGCGGTGTTGCTCCTGTGAGCTTCTGCTGTGTGTTCTGGTTATCTGGCATCACTTTATGCGCCGATGTGGTTTTATTCTGCTGCTGCGCCGCCTGTGCTGTTTTCTGCGGCGTGCCGTAAATGCCCTTCGGTTTTCTGTTTATGGTCAGCTTTGTCATGCCTTCCCCTGTAATTACTCTGTTCGCTGTTGTGAATTAAAACGGTATCCCGTCCCCGTACGGATTGAACCGCCCCGGGTTTCCTGGAGAGTGTTTTATCTGTGAACTCAGGCTGCCAGATCATCGTTTCCGATGGAAGCATAATAAGCTTTTTCTGCTTCTGCCGGAGGAGTATGGCCCAGCCTTTCCAGCAATCGTCGATTGTTATACCAGTCCACCCACGTGAGTGTGGCCAGTTCCACTTCTGCACGGTTTTTCCAGCTCTTACGGTGTATTACCTCCGC